TTAATTGCCACAACTACTATTTGAATCCGTATCAAACTCCGGATTGATTGCATAAAAGTTCTTACTGTTCAGATTATCCTGCACGATCCTTAAACTTTCTCCAAATCTTTGGTAATGTACAATTTCCCGCTTTCTTAAAAAACGAATCGGATCACATACTTCCGGGTCTTTTACAAGCCTTAAAATGTTGTCATACGTCGTCCTGGCTTTCTGTTCTGCGGCCATATCTTCATGTAAATCTGTAATTGGGTCACCCTTGGACTGAAAATAAGTTGCTGTCCACGGTGTTCCACTGGCTGCCTGCGGCCAAAGTGCAAGTGTGTGGTCCACATAATATTTATCAAAACCAGAAGCCTTAATTTCCTCCGGAGATAAATCCTTGGTAAGCTGGTAAACAATGGCACATATCATTTCCATGTGGGCAAGTTCGTTTGCACATACAAGATGGAAGTATTTTCTTCCTTATTTATAATAGGATATTTTAAAGGAATGATAATTGAGCACAACGTATTTACGCCATTTGTGGCACTTTTTGTCGCTAATGTGTCACTAACGATTAGTTTTAATTAACCAGAAAATGCTATAAGATGTTGCGAAACTATCTAAACTGAATCGCCTCAATCCGCAATGCCTGTCCTACAGTTCCGAGTGTTGCTACTCCATCAGCTTTTGTCCAATCAGTCCAACCGGAATTTTTTATGTGCACTCGGTACTCAAAATCTCCGTCAAAGCACAAGCACTCGATACGCTTATTCTGTCCTGTGGTACCGATTACAGTGTCTTTTGTGACCGTGCCATAATCTTTCCAGCCGATACCTTCAATATGCGCTTTTGCCTTGATTTCGATGTTCAGCGGATTGATTTTAAAAGCTTCCAATCTGAGATTGTGACCTGTGATGCCAATGATATTCTCGCAAGCTCTCTCTCCTAACCAGCCTCTGTTCTGGACGTGTGGATTGACAAGGAATTTAGCAGCCATGATCTCAATCGCTTCAATTTGCAATCCTTTTCCTTTTGTTCCGGCCCAGAATCCATTGAATGTCCAATCTGTCCATCCGATGTTTTTCTGATGAACTCTGTAGATATATGGCGTATCTTTTCCGGTAATCTTGATTGCTTCGATACGTTTGTTCTGACCTGTAGTGCCAAGGATAGTGTCTTTGGAGATATTCTTGTATTCCTTATCGCCTACATCCTTGATGTGCACTACTACGTCTGTTTCTCCGACAGGAATAAGTCGGAATGCTTCGATTCTCCGGTTCTGTCCTGTCGTTCCTGACATACGACCATCAGACTGCCAGCACGCCCAACCGATGTCACGGATATGTGACTGGTAAGATACCTTACCGTAATGCTGTACGGAGTCCTGAGATGTTCCACCAGATGTTACCTCACCGTCAGAATCCTCTTTTGCCGGAGATGCCGTAGCGATGCCGAATGCATTAAGGATACCTCTTGCCAGATCATCCATCTGGCTGCTAAATTTATTCAGATCGCCAGAATTTGTGATAAAGCCATTTTCCAGAAGTCGATAGCTATATCCTCTTGCGGCAGCCCTGTTCGGGTTGGCGAGGTCACTTCTCGGAACGATATTTTTTGCACGCCCCGGGAAGAACGAGCCGATAAAGCTTGCCAGTGCCGTGTCATACTGGTCTGCGCTGTAAGCGGAATTGATAATAACATGACCGCCCTTTGCCGAAGCTCCTGCGCTGTCCATGTGCAACTCTAATATCTGCCAATCTTTCGGAATATTAAGGCTCATGATTCCATTGTCTGCGTACCAGTTTCGGTTCATGTCAGCGATCGTGACATTTCCACCGCCTAATGCTTGTAATCTGGAAGCGAGCGCACGTACACGCTCCGCCTCCGTATATCCATATCCTATCGCTCCGCAATCACCGGCGCCATGACCAGCGATAATAAATAAATGTGCCATACTATCTCTCCTTTTCGTCTTTATGCTATCTACTCAGCTTTATTTAACTGTTTAAATACCTGGTTTACATAATTGCTAAGTCCCGCAACCAGAATACCCTGAACAATTGCTGTGAAAATTGCCATTGCGATATTTTGTGTACCTTTAAGGTCGCAAGTTGCAACAACATAGATTCCGCAAACTACAACTCCAACAACTCCAAGGATTGCCGGAATGTATTTGTCCGCTACGGTTTCAGATTTTTTTAGTCCGATTCCGATAAAATACAGGACAACTGCCACGACAACAAGCTCTGGTTTTACATAATTCATAATCTGTTCCATAATATCAATCTCATTTTTTCTTGTTTAGATGAAGGTCTTTAATCTCTTCATACATCTTTGTTCCAGTTCCGTTCCCGCCTAATTCGTGATACGATTCGTACATATCACAAAAATTTTCAAATGCGTAAGGTGGGATAGAACCAAGTTCCATATATTTATCATGGTACTCAAACAATTTTACTTTTAAGAGAATCATCGTTCCCTTGCTGTTTGCATCTCTGTAATGCTTCTGGTTCTTCAACAGCCAGATGATATAACCTAGCACAATAGGAAGAATCAGCGTATATGTCTGCATCAAAAATTCTTTCACTGCATCTGTCTCTCTTTCTTATTCTATGTAATAAAATAAGACCCATTAAGGTCTTGCTCTAATCTCTCTCATTATTACCACTCCATTCCCCAGACAAACCGGACGGGAATATAAAATAAGAGCGGTCATCCCGCTCTTACACAATACATTTTCTATGACTATTTTCTAAGTTTAGTTAATTAGTTCCATTGCTCTGGACTCGATTTCGTTAGTGATTTCGTGCAATAATTCAATCAATTCGGAGAGTGTCATTTTTCCTAATTCCATTACTTTTCCAGCACCTCACGAATTGCTTCAAGATCATCTACTGTAAGTGCTGGATAATCTGCCGCAATATCCTCAAAAGACTCTCCGTTTTTAAGACGGATTTTAAATGCTCTTACCATGATTTTCAATTTAAGTGTACTAAGTGTTTTCATTATGCTTCTCCTCCAATCAAATCAGCCATCATTAAAATGATATCGTCTGTAGTTGCTTCTAGTACGTCGATACGCTCTGTATCAGTTCTTTTAGGTTCATTCCCATAATTGAGATATTTTTCTGGGTTCGCTTTTACATCGGCTAAGTCTAGCGTTCCAGTAGGTTCGGAGATTTCTTTGTAATCATATTCATGATAGGTCTGTTCCTCTTCAATCCTTGCATCTCTTTCTTCTTGATCGCCTGCAATACGCTGTGCTTTTTCATTCTCATCAGCGGTTTTTCTTTCGCCAGATTCTTTGCTTACCGCCGTGACCGCCTGCTCGACAAGAGTCTGTTTGCCTTCTTCCTCATCGTCTGGAAATCCAGCAGATCCAGAGCATTTTACTTTTTCCGCAAAAGATACCAGTGTCTTGTCTTCATTAATGATCCTGATCTGCAACTCATTCATTCCAACAGCAAAAAAACCTGAACTCAGGGAAAACGCAATCACATTATCAGCCAGTTCGCACAGAGCGGAATTAGGTCTGCTCATGCTTTTGTGATTTGCATAAGCCACAACTGCTGCCGTTGCCGGAATCGTAAAATCCCTGACCGTAAATTCGATTCCGATCATGTCAGTGCCTTGCGTGATTTCAATCGGAATTTTGATGGTATTTTTTAACACATACACATCCCTTTTAATTGTATTCATAGTTTATCCTTTCTACCCTGGAATCCATTTGACGATATACGCTGATGCTCCGCCTGACGATCCGCCTGATTCACTGTGCGACAATCTCAGGACATAATTCCACGGGAAATTATAATAATTCGTGCACCATATTTCTCGTCCTGTTTGGTCACCACTCTGACCTCCCGTAGCACCGCCAAGCTCATTCTGGCTCGCCTGTACTACTTGACCATTGCCGATCGACATAGCAGTGTGGCTTGCTGTGTTTAGTAAGATATCTCCTCGCTTTATTCCGCTACCATTTGACAGATTGACAAATCCTGTCACATCCTCAAATCCACACACTAAAAATGCAGAGTACATATTTCCGGTATATGTCGCACCGGCATCCTTAACCTTGATTCCGGCTTGCTGATAGGCAGTGATCAGTAATGAGGAGCAGTCATAGTCTGGACCCCAGCGACTCCCTTGATCGTATCCGTGACTATTATCATTTGCAATTCCAATCGCCCATTGAACTGCAGACTCTACAGCTTTGGCATTTTTACCGTACTGACCGAGTAAATTAAAATAACTCCGAGCCTGTGACCGTCTGTTGGACTCAACCTCTACTCCGGCGCGTTCAAAATTTTTTAGGAATGCACTGGCGAGGTCTTCCGGCGAGGATCCTGACTTTTTAAATGCGCTCCACGACATATTGTAAGCGCTTCCTTTCTTTCGGATTTACTGTTTAACGGACAGCTCCGAGATAATTGGATCACTGCATCTCCTTATCCCGTTGCCACAAAAATTTAAACATATTCTTCTCCTGTTAAATATATACGATCTGGACTTCCAGCTCATCTTTGCAGAACATTGCTACATCAAAAGCCATAAATCCATCATTTTTCCTTAGCTTCGGTTCAATTTTACCAAAGCTCTTGTTTCCAAATTTATCTTCAGATACTCTTGTATTGTTTGTATACCATCGCATGATTGCAGATGGTCCAAAGTTAATCATGCCTTGTGAAAACATCGACTGGATGAATGGTGCGATAATTCCAGTCACTGATGTTATCTTTCGAATCAGACGGACTATTCCATGCGGGTTCTTCTTGTCTTCTATTGTCAGCCCGCGTTCTTCGAATGCCTGTTTGAACAATGTGTACCGGTAAGTATCCATTGCAATCTTCTTGACCTCGTAGTATTTCATCTGTTCCATGCACCAGTCTGTGATCAGGTTCACATCAATCACCGGACCTGGAACAATCTCGAAGTCTTCAAATTCTGTCTGTCCTACATTTCTCAGTGGGAACTTTATGGAATCGATAAATGGAGAATCTGCACAGATCCATGTATGCTGTCTCCAAATCCACTCACCTTCATCAGTCTTAGTCAAAATACCGGCGGATGCAAAGTCTCGCACATCTGCATAGTCAATTCCAATGACTGCTGCCTGTCCTCGTGTGTCCAATGTTATCCTTGGAATCTTGTGTTCCAACTCTTCCATTGTCCTACCTATATAGCAAGCTCGTAGTACATTCTGCCAGGTTGTGACCGTTTCTTCTTCTTTCCGCGCCGATCTGTCCATTCGCTTTGTTATGAACTCTGCACGCTTAGAAGGAATCTTCTTCATTTCTAAATAGTCATGCATGATCTGATTCGCAAGAATCGGCATATACTCCATAGATGGATTAGCCTTATGCCATGCCTCCGGATCATCCACTTCCTTCATATCATCGATCTCGCATACGAATGGGAAGTATCCCAGCAGATTTTCTCCTGTCTCCAGGATCTCAGCGCACATTGCTGATATCTCATCCAGCGGTCCGTCTCTCACATATCCGTCAGTCGTGATGATAAATTCTCGTGAATGCTTAACTTTACCTAAAGAGGATTCAAATACATTTATCTGATCGTAATTCTCATATGCGTGAATCTCGTTTAGCACCAGGCATCCAGTTCTTTTACCATCCTTTGTCTTTGCATTGGATGTGTTGTATTTCATTTCTGATCCGGTCACAAGGTTTGTTATCAGCTCTTTTGTTACGGAAAATTTTCCTTTGAACTTCTGGTTATCATGCAACATATCATAAGCCACTTTGAATGTATCCTTCGCCTGGCTCTCTGAGTTTGCCACAATTTCAACGTGGTAATTTTTCACTCCATATAACGGAGTCTGAAAGAAATTTACCAGTGGCACGATGAATCCATCTTTGCCATTTCCACGTCCTTCCTTGATGAAGAACTTTGAAAATACTGGAATGTCATCCACATACATAAATGCAAAGGCATAAATGAACTTTTGGAATGGAAATAGCTCATAGTAATTGGATTTACAATACTGTAAGCAATCCCTATATGTTTTCTCGTCAAAAAAAACATCGTCCCGCTTTAATATCGGCTTCACGATGTTTTCTATGAGTAATTTTCTTTTCTTGTTTATCCACTTCGGATGTTCTTCGGCATATTTGAGATAATAATCAATCTCTTTACAGATAACCATCTGTAGGATTCTCCGGCTCTGGTACCGGCTCTTTTAACTTCAGATCTGCCAGGATCTTCAGCATCGTAGCCGTTGTCTTTTGCAAATTGACCACTGATTCATTCGCCTTTTCTACAGTTACACCATTTCCATTTATCGTTTCATACCTTAGCCCTTTCGCCCTGATATCTGTGATTAATTTCTTTTTCAGCGACCAATAATACACATAATCATCAATCATGTCCATATAGAATTCCGCTTTCATCCCACGTAACTCCAACTGCCTTATCAATGACTCTTTCATAGCTTTTTGCGTCAATTTGCTCACCTCTTTTCACTCAAATCATGCCTTTTTTGCTGTTTTTATGCCAAAAAATACAGGCTTTTTACGCCTGTCTCTAAAAATTCTTTCTTATAGTAAATTTCCAAAAATGCCACCCCTACCCTTTTCACGCGAGTTTTCATTTTTTCTCCAGAGTCATGGCTACATCCCCCGTTCTTCATTCAGCAAAAATCGCAGAGAATTGACCGGGGGGGACTACCATCTCTCTTCGCTCGGAAGCTTCTTCTTTCTCGCGAACCTCTTCGGAGCTCTTCCATGTCGCAGGTTATGGCACTGCGTACATAGACTTACCAGGTTATCATCATCAAGTCCAAGTTCCGGATGTTCCTTTAGTTCCTGGATATGATGTACCTCTTCAGCTCTCCATATCTTTCTGTCTCTTCCGATCAGCTGTGTGCCAGATGCAGCTGCGTCTTTTATTCTCTTGCGGCAATCCTGACACTCGTAATGATCTCGATCTAATATCTGCATTCTCTTATGTTTCCATGCAGATGAGTTGTAAAATGCTTTCGCTTCTTTGTCTGTCATATTTTTATTTTGGCGGTTTCTGTATCTGTAATAAGGAGTTCAAAAAAAGTAATAATCACAACAAACAAATGTACTGACGTATGGATAAATTCTTTCCAGAGTAAACCGCCAAAACCTCTTTCTGGAATTCATGGCAAAGAAAAAGGCAACAATCTTTCGACTGCTGCCCTGTTTCAATTCTTTACCTGCATATACTATATCACAGGTTGAGTGTCGCATTCTATCGCATATTTAAAATTTTTCAATGCATCTGAATGCTTTTTATGCACATACTGCCAGCAATACCCGGTTCTTGCACAGATTTCTTTCCATCTCATAAGATCTATGTAGTGATAAGTCAGGATATCTTTCTCTGTCTCGTCTTCCATCTGCTCAATTCTTTCCCTGATCTCAGTCCGGATCCTGACTCTTTTCTTCCTCTGTTCCACCATTTTCCGTTCCTGTTCGTCTACTTCTGCTGCATAATCCGACAGATCAGAAAGGTTGCTGCTTTTTGGCAGTCCATCCGCTGCCAGTGCTCCCGGAAGCATCCTATCCAGCTTTAAGCGTTCCAGCTCTTCCTCGATCCGCTTCTCCTGGCGTAATGCTTTGCCGTACTGTTTCAGGTATTCCTTTTTCTTCTCGTTCTCTTCTTTCACTGTTTCCATCGGTATACCCTCCCTGTCTTCCTGTCTCTCAATACTAAGACCTCGAATCCAAGCAGACTTGCTATATCTTTTAATGCTTTATGCGCTTCCTTTACGTGGTGTGGAATGCGGCTTGCATCCTGGATGGCTTTGCCTGCTGTCGGATCACGATATCCTTCCTGGTTTTTATACAATGTTTCATCATCTCCTACTCTATCATTGTCGGAATGAACAGCCCCCATAAGCACCACGCCGATCCCGTCCATTTCATTCCAATAATTACTGTAACTGCCGTAATTATCCATACAAATATCTTTGTATATTTATCTTCCATTATCCTTTATACCTTTCCGGAAGCGGCATCCACGCCACAACCTTATATGGTTCTCCCTGTTCATCGAACCAGACACCAGTCTGGGAATAATACAGCGTTGTTGCCTTATCAGCTCCCTCGATCGTGGCCAGAAACTCCGCTGCATATGCATGCCGGACATAAGCCTCAATAAATTCCCGTTGATCTGGGAGTCTTTCTGTTGTTGGAATCCATCCGTTACTCATTATTCTCTTCCTTTCTTCATGAAATCGCGGTAAATAATAGTGCTTCTTTGATCTTTCTGTTGTTCTGACTTGTCATGGATATTTCCTACTACTTCAGCATCAACCATTTTTATCCAGTACCCCAGATCTTTTCTAAAATCTCTTTTCTCGTCCCAGTCTACATAAAATCCGACATGGCAAGTCGTTGTACTGTCAAAGCAACTCTGATATTCGCCAAATTTTACAGGAGCATAATAATCACCATAATGGTATTTAATAATGTCGTTCTCCCATATTTTCCTTCCCTTCTTGTCTGTAAGTCCGGTGTATTGACAGATTGTATCTGGATCAATCATGTATTCATAAGTCCCATCGTTTATGTAATCTTCACCAGAAAGAAATCCCTCTACCCATTTGCCCTCCGTCCATTCATTTTCCGGTAGCACATGGATATGCTTTGCCTTAAATAATATTTCTCTTTTCATCTGTGCTTCCGCCTTTCTTTCATGTGCTTCAGAATTTCTTTTTTTATCATCTTGGCGTATTTTGGATGATCGCATCCAAACATAATGCATCCGTTATACTTTGTGCCATTGCCCGGATCGTCATGATCTACACTCAACTTGCAATTTTCCGGACAGCACTCGCCAACATCATGTTCTTTGCAATATTCTCCCATTGCCAGTAAGAAGTCTTCGATCTTAACTTTCATCCAGTCCACCTCGCTTCACTATTTCAATTGCCATATTTATAGCGTGCTCTTCACTCATATCTCCATCCCAGCACTCATTGAGACATTCGCAATATCCGCAGTACTCACAAGCTCCATCAAGCTTTAGCTGCTCTAAGTTAGAGACAACATTCTCCACGTCAAATGCTGTCGGCTGGTTATCTACCAATTTGCAAAGTGCATTAGCTTTGTTCGGTGGATAATTGTTCAGGATTGCCATTCCTGCTATCTGTTTTTGAAATTCATCCGCATCAATCAGTCTCATCAATCTCACTCCAATCAAATTTACAACCACATTCGCCACAATAGTTGTTTCTGCTCTCTGCATCTGACATTACCTGTTTTCCACACAATGGACATTCGTAGTCGATATCTCCGTTCAGTTCGTCTAAGATGATCGGCTTTACTGGAATCTGCTTTTCCAACGCAACGAGAGCCATTCGCACAGCTGCATCATGCTTTCTTGCGCTGACAGCTGCTTTTGGAACATCTGTATGTATGTCTTTCTCCAATATATCCATAGCTTCTTTAATTTCCATCTTCAACCTCCTTATACGGTTCCGGTAACGGCATCCATGCTATTACTTCGTCCAAAATATCAACTTCTTCGTCTGTCCATTCTCTTCCATCCCAGTAGCCGATAAACGGTTGTGCAACACGTCTAGTCTGCACAATGTAGTCATCGGAATCACCGTCAATCTCTGGCTTCTTCGGAAGTCTCTCACTTACTGGAATCCAGTCGTTTTCTCTTTCTACTAATTCAAAATATTTTTCTCTATATTCAAGAGCAACGTCCAAACGATAAGAGCTATATCCAATGTGATAGCATTTATCACCCACTTCTCTATACTTATTTTCGTAATATGGCTTGTCTCCGTGCGTAGTCACTATGGTATCAATGCTGTCTACCTTTATCTTTTCCCCTGGTTTATTTCCTATCGGCTCATATGTCTTATCCATATCATTCTCCCTTTCTGTACGGCTCTGGTAGTGGCATCCAGGCATTCACAAAAAATCCATAGCTTGAATATGATTTTTCATTATCTCCTGGATAGAATGTACCACCCTCGCCATTTTCTTCGTACCTTGCGATATCTGGCATTGTGGAGTTTTTAAATGATACCAGTATGTAGCTTTCATCTTCCGGCAATCTCTCGCTTATTGGAATCCACTGAGTTTCTTTCAACGCATGTATCCCCATTTTAATGGCTTCTACCGTTTCCTCAGACCAGCCCCATTCAAGATGCTTCACTAATCTATCTATTGCTTGTTGATTATTCATCTTCAGCCTCCTCTTCTTTTGGAAATTGAAAAATAAAAGTTTCAGAAATTTGATCTCTTACCTTTCCCTCTTTTCGTCTTGTATTTTGCATAAATCTTTTCGCCTCTTCTGCCTTTATATAATTTTCTTATTGCCGATCCAAGTCCATTTTCCATATCCTCGGCAGTCTGCTCCCATGTACCTTCTGCTTCTCCCAACAGTTCAACTGAATCAGATACATAATCAATCAGCTTTTCAATCTCCAAATCTGTGAAATAAATACTCCGTCCCATTTGCTTTACCACCCCATATCATTACGGTATCCAATTGCACTTGGATTTACCATGTATGATCTTTTCAGCTCCGATTCATCCAATTGGTGTTTCAACTGGCTTACTTTTTTCTTTAGTGCCCGGTTTTCTTTTAATACTGCCATGAGTTTGCAGCTATCTTTCTGATCACATTTCGTATCTTCTGAATAGTTTTCACACATCAGGCATACTTCTTTTTCAGTCATTGTTACCCCTTCCTGCGCCACGATTCCACGCCTTCCATTCCTTCTTTACTTGTCAACTGCTGCCACTCCCAGTTTATATAGCTCCTCACAATCCCTTTCTGATTCCTGACCTGCACATGGTGCGGATAGATTCCAAGAATCGTGACTTTTTCCGTGGCGAGTCTGGTTTTACCTCCCTTCTGGGAGATCCTGCGCCTTAACTGTACTTTGTCTCCAACTTTCATTTTTTTGTTCCTTTCCGTCTTACCTTGCGCATTTTCTTGCTTACCGAGTATATGAACGCCCGCATATTGCCGGGTTTAGTCGTCTTCCTCTTCGTCTTTCTCACCCTCCCGGTTCTCTAAAATGATTCCATTTGCATTTATGTCTCCGTCCGCTTTTACCATAATGTACCTTTCTCCGTTAATCATCTCTAAGGTAACAAGGTCCGTTCTGTCTGCGCTTACTGTTACATGTGCATCCGGAAGACCAATCTCAAATGTCTTCGTGCTTACTGTATTATCTGCGTCAATTTCAGCCGCGTCACAGTCTTTTGTTTTTTCTGCTGCCAGTTCCGGATCTATCCCGATGCTTTTTAATACGTTTTCTAGCTCCGCGCCTTTTAATATCCGGTTGTTGGATTCTGCTTTTATTTCACGGATTCTGCCAAGGTAATGATAAATATCTTTCGCCTGTTCCAAACTTACTTTTCCGTCTGCTGCATTTAACCCTTCCCTAAAAGCTTCTTTCTGCTCTTTTGGTGTGGATGGCATCCCGCATCGGAGTGTCTGCGTGATCAGGCCTGCGTCCGGTTTATCCGGAACTTTGCTGTAGTACCAGATATGTTCCGGATCTTCGTGGCGGTCTGTAAATGCCGGATATAAAAATCCTTGTGTCGGCATACTTACTACCCAGTCTCTTGTACGTTCCTGAATATCTGCCAGTTCTGGTTTATAAGATAATCCTGCTGCCGATAAACTTACCGGGCAGATACATCCGATCATGTACTCATAAACCTCTTCACTTTCATCCAGATCCGCTCCGTCCGTGGCAATTCCCGGAATGTCGTAGATTCCACTGGCAATTAGAATCAAAGAATATCCTTTATTCGATATGCCAATAGACTCTGCAATCTCTTCCAGGAAGATCTGACGTACATCATTGTCTTCTAATCCTGTTTTTACAATCGTGGCTAAATGCTGCTTTCTTGTTTTCTCCTTAAAATCCAGCTGAAACATATTTCTTCCAGGCTTTCCGGATAAAACCTTTTTGAAGATATCCAAGTATTTGAACGCTTCCGTCTCTTCGAGGTTTAAAAAGTTTTTGACAAATTCCAACCTGCAGTCCCGGTCATTATCTACGATATATCCGGTTATCCTTGTGATATTGTACCTGTCTATTGTTAGAGTTCTTTTGATCTCCAGTAGCTCTTTCTTCATGTCGCTCCTTTCTGGCTGCCGCACCGGGCAGCCATGCACTCTGCGAAATTGTGATATATTAACTTCCTGTGGTGCCTATAAATAATTCTTTCCGGCGTTTTTCATCCATTCTTCCCTTGTATGGGTTCTTTCGTACACTTCCTGGGCGTTCGCCATCAGGATCCGCGCGTTCTTGGCATTGTTATGGACTGCTGCCGGTCCGTTTCGGTGATGTTCCAGGCAGAGATTGACTTTTAACCCTTCTGCCTCTGCAAATGCATGGGTATTACCAAACAAAACATGATGCTCTTCCAGATATGGCTTGTATGTAAAATCTCCATCCAGTAACATGCACAGATAGCACCGACGATCGCCTTTTGGCTGCATGATGCTTTTTTTGTGCTTCTTACGTTTCTTCCGTTTTGTCGGTTTTGGAAACATCATATTCATCAATCAACACCTCCCCGCTTTGGTCTACTTTTTCATTCAGGTATAAATACCAATCCTGTGAACTGTGTACTTTTTGGGTTGTCTCTGCAAGGTACAGAGCCGCGTGATACAAGGGAATTGTCTGGAGATATTCCCTGCGGGTTAATTTGATTTTGGGAAATGTGGCCAGATATTCTTCTACGGTTATATTTTTCGGGCAGGCATCCGTCAGATCACCCAGGTCTTTTCGTGGGTTATCCGGATGCTGGTGAATCAGCTTGGCGTTTATATTCGTGATTCCACTGGTTGTCATTTCAAATTCCTCTCTTTCTCGGTGTTTTCAAGGTTTTCTCCTGTTTTTATCTCATTTTGGACTGTAGTCTATCGGAATACCGTGTAGACTCGGAAAATTCAAGGGTTACACGGTGTTTTTCCATCTGCTCCGACAGCTCCTGCCAGAGCTCTTTGTTCTTGATCTCTTTTCCATGTGGTCTGCGCCACTCTTCCCGTTTCCATTTGTCCATGTTTCCTTCGTTTATGGTAGTGACCAGGAACTGATCCGGCGTGTAGACAGTCACTTCACACGGTCGGAGCATTCTCAGACCGACAAGGATAGCGATCATGCTCATTCTGTGGTAGGTCGTGTTCTGTTCGTTCTCGATCTGTGCTTTCACTGCCGGTCCTTTCTTAGTCTCGCACTCCACCAGAGCGATACACTTTCCGTTTTTTGCTGTTGGTCCCCGGAAGTTTACCTCTGTGTATAGTTCTATCTTCATTTTTTCTCCTTATCCGGATCATTTCGTAGTGTCTGTACGGGAATCCGGTTGCTTTGTTGATCCCTTCGTAAAAAGAATCCTTGACTATGTAATATCCCTTTGGTGGTTTCGGTTCTTTCGGCCACCGGTATAAAATCTTTGTTTTGGGTTCTGGAAGCGGCATGTTTCGAGACGTAGAAAAATTGGCTTCTGCAATCTCATGATCCAGCACGCCCTCATCCACGTATTTTTTCTGGGTTTTCTCGTTTTTGGTAATATATTGCGCCAGCTTCCGGAACTCACCTTTTTCGTAGAGTAACTGCTTGTTTCGGACTTTCCCATGCTTCCATGCTGCAGCTATGATCAGATCAGCGTCCGGAATTCGGTTCAGAACTACATGGACGTGCCAGTTACCGGACGGGGTACATTCAATATTGCGGATCCAGCGGAGCTCCTGTCCTCTTTTCTTGTATTCCTTCTTGCAGAACAGGTAAAACTCTTTGAAATCCTGCTTTGCCTGCTTCATGTCCGGCGGACGTTCTTCTTTCGGATATGTGAGTGTGAAAAAGTAATCATTTACTTTGAAATACATCCGGAGTCTGTGACGTGCTTTCCTCTCCTTGGTCCATTGGTTGACCTGCTCCACTTCCTCCGGTGTGGCCTTCTTCTTCTTGGCTCTCTTCTCTCCCGGTGCTCCATATCTTCCATCCAAATATTCCTGTCTCTCTATTACATTTCCCAAATCGTATGTCACTCGTCTGATTCTCATAGCGTGTCCTCATAACTTTAATAGTCTTATCAAGTTATTAAAAAGGGCAGTCGCCCTGTAAATACTTGACTTTCCAGCCGCTAAAAGGTACACTATAAGTGCTTAGATTATTCGTGTACCTTTATGGTTGCGGCGCTTGCGATATTTCTTTTCGCAAGCGTTTTTTATTCTTCTTTCAAATATGAAAAATTCGTTTTCAGGAATACCATCAGAGCTTCCGCATCATCCGGTGCTTCAATATCTTCTCCGGCTACAATTGCAAATACCACGTCTCCTAAGATTGGCCATCCGTGCCTGTCTGCATCGTAGAAATAGCTTCCCAGACGATTTACTTCTTTCTGTTTCATTATTCCATCTTCATCCACTAGCATGATCATTGGCATTTTAAACGTCTCATACAAGGTTTTTGTGCTTACAGTTTCAAAATGCCCGCCTACTGCTTTCTGCAGATCACGGAAATCATCAAAATCTACATTTATTATCGAAATAATGTTATCCGGTGTTACTTTTACTGTTTTCATTGCTTGTCCTCCAATACTACTGTTTTTCTGCCAGCTTCTTTCAGGCTGTCTACATATTGTTCCAAATATGGGATTGCATTTTGTTTGAAATACTCGGAATCACGGTTGACTCTTTCTATTGATTTCAAAGTCTCAATCCACTCATCCAGCTTCTCCACCCGAATCCGCTTCTTACGCTGCTTCTCCTCCGGCATGCTCCTTCGCCTCCCTTATTTTCCTTTTCCGATATTGGTGCTCTTGATACCAAAAACATTCCAGTGCAAACGCTCCGGCGGCAAACGTGACTATTCCAAGTGCTTCATATAAATAAAACAGTTCTTGACTCTTTTCCGAACCGCCACCAACCATAAGCACAAATCCCAAAATAATAGTCGCTTTACTTAATGCCTTTGCAATTTTATAAAACATCTCTTATCCCTCCTTTGCTTGTCCAACCGGTACCGCTTACGCGGTTTTCTCCTTTTTTCTCTCTGCAGCTTCGATCAGAACTCTGAAAAATCCATCTGCACATTGCTGCATTTCCTCTTTCGTCTTTTTAAAGCAATCATCATGCACCCGTATGGTTGCGTTTCCGATCTGCATGGTTTCAACAATCATCTATCATCACCTCTTTTTATGCTATGCTGTCCAGATTGTCCTTCTTGCTTTGTCCTCGCCTACTCTTTTAAAAACTTATTGATAAAATATTGCTGACCTTTGCCTGTAACCTTTGTAGTTTTATTGATTCTCACGGATCCATCCGGATTATTTACCGTAGACTCTTTTACCTGGAACAGCTGCAGCTCCATTGACTTCTGCGTTGGCATATTGTAGTCTGTTCCTTTCCTCCGGATCAGATAACCATTCACACGCAGCCACTCAAAGAGTCTCTTCGGACCGGTATCCACGCCATTCTGCTTCAGGAGCTTTGCGAGATCCGCAATCAGGATTGTGCTCTGGCTTGTTGCTACCGCATCCGCAAATACTTCTTTCGGTTTCATCCGGACATTATCTTCCAGAAGGGCTGCATTATTGTGCTTCAGTTCTTCGATAGTCTTGTCTGCCATCTTTAATGCCCTGGCAAATATCTGTTCCGGTGTGTTCCATGCTTTCTCCAGATCTATAAAGTACTGGCGGATCCGCTTGCCTTCCGGTGATCGCTGGAGCATGCAGATTTCTTTTGCCATATCAATTTTCATGGCAAATTCCTCGGAAGGTCTGCCACCGGTACTTTCTTCCATTTTTGGAAAAAAGTCTTTTCCATCTTCAAAGCCATATTCACACATACGCCTGAACCAAGTTGTAAAATTGCTTTTAATGTTTAATCGATCATAAAGCTCTCTTGCTGAAACAGTCGGATTTTCTGCTTCATAACTAATTTTCAACAATTCCTGCATTTTATCACCTCTTTCTTTCCTGTTGCCCTTTTCATCAGATTCTCCTATACTTTAACTACCGGCACTGCCATGCTGAGTATCAAAGAAAGGAGCTACGTTATGCTTACAAAAGATTCAAAAACCGTTCTTTATCATCTATACAAAGAATATTGTCTGCGCCGTTCTAACGGTCTTTCCCGCAGCGCTTCGAAAGAATTTGATTCATCCGAATCTGTTCAGAAATTGCTTTTCCCTGATTGGTCTGTTTCCGATGTTGACGATTGTATGTGCGAATTAGGTCGTAATGGATATCTTGACAATCATCATGCCAGTGATTTTATTTACGATTCTTCCCTTACCGATAAAGCCATTGTCACCATGGAAAACCAGAAAAAGGAAACTCTTCTTAATGTCGTAAATTTTCTGGCTCAATTTATTCCATAACTTCCCACGACTCAGAAATCAACTCTCTGGCTGTTGGCTGCCATCCTTTAACAGGATGGCTCCCATCCAGTCCCATTATCGTCCCGACATCTCCCTTTATAGGTTTTACTTTTACCTTATAAGGTTTCTCTCTTATACACTTGTTTTCTTCCAGTGCTTTCTTTGTTGCTTCGCAAATGTTCATTTTCTTCCATCACCTCCTCTGATTTTCTGCACAAAGCGCATATCCTTTTACGATTCCAATGACTTCACCTTACAATTTCCGCTCCCTGCTTCTCCAGATCCGCTCTGGCTTTTAAGATATCCATATTGCTTTTGGCAATCACAAATCCCTGTGGATCATGCAGCACAAGATATTTTGCCACTTCTGTCATTTCAGTTATTTCTTTTTTCTCCTGTTCATTCATTCTTCTCATCACCCCACTTTTCTACTCACTGTTTTCACCTGTTGCAAATAATTCGGTTTTCTCCTATACTTTTAAACACAGGCACTGCCATGCCGAGTTTTTAAGAAAGGAGATTTCTATGGATATCAAAGTAATATCAACAATTATTTTGTCTCTCGGTCCTATTGTTTCAGCCGTTTTAATTGCGCTATTCAATAACATCCATCTAACCCGAATTCACCAGTCTGAAATGGATCAAAATCAGCAACTCAAAAAATTAGAAATCTTACAGCAAGCCGAATCTATTCAGTTAAACACCTATTATTCTGATAAGAAAAAAGCTTATGCAGATTTCATAAAATCTGCCAATGACTACATCGCTCTTTCCAGATCTTATAATACCTTTGTTGCTGTAACTGCAAATGCAAACAATGCACTTCTATATTGCAGCGCAAAAAGTCAAGATCAATTGATTTCTTTTATCGATTATATAAGCTCAAATTTTATAGACTCCGGCGTATCGGATGAGCTTCTTGCTGATTACAATGCACACTTAAGAACCGTATGTTTAGTCTTGCGCAATGATCTGGAAGAAACTAAACCGTCTTATTTACTTGAAGCGGTAAAATAATCAAAGTAAACTTACCCCCAAATTATTACAATCATATTTATAGCTGCAAGTGCCAGAGCCCAGAAAGGATATACCTTATTCTCGGGCTCTATTTTTTTCATTATTGCTACTGCCGCAATTGCAACTCCCCAAACACCTACTATTGCTGCTTTTTCAAAAAATGTCATTTTTTCTTCACCTCTCTTCTGTTGTTCCGTTTGCGTATATAATATCACGCATCCAGAACTTAGTCAACTTCTTTTTGTTCTGTTTGCGAACTTTTCTATTTACTTACACTCTCCCGTGTGTTATAATGCGTCATAGAAAGGGGTGAACAAAAATGAACGAACGATTAAAGCAGCTTCGCCTTTCATTAAATTTGAATCAAGAAGAATTTGGGAAATGGCTTGGAATTTCTAAATCCGGTGTTTCCGATATTGAATCCGGACGGCGAAAAGTTACAGAACAACACATCATAATGCTGTCCAATCACAACATCAGCGAAAAATGGCTTCGTACCGGCGAGGGCGAAATGTTTGTACCTAGATCGGTTAAAGACGAGATCGGTTATTTTGTGGAAGATCTTCTCGACTACGATGGAGAAGGGAATCCATTTTACGATATGATTATAGAAATTATGAAAGATTATCACGATCTGGATGAGAAATCAAAGAAAGTGATTCGTGATTATTTCAAAAGGGTTTCTGATGGAATAAAAAAAGAGAAGGACTAAAGCCTTCCCCGTTTTTCCAGATATCTGTATAAGATGGCATAGAGCTGCCGGATGATCTTATAATCAGATTCATTTAATTTTGATAATAGAATTTTGAGATCTTTCATATGTAACTCCTCCAGATTTATGTCGAACGTATGTTTGCTTTTATATTACATCTTGAAGCAATTATTTTCAAGAGTTTAACGAACATTTGTTCTGTTTATTGTAGCTTCTACTATAATAACAATCCAAAACTGGAGAAGTAACGCGATTTTTAAATTTGTCCGAGAACTCGGACACTTATTTGTACGGAGAGTCATATAAATCAGATATTTTGACTTTCAGTCCTGCTGCCAGCTGTTCCAATGTGTCCAGCCGTGGTGATTTTCCATTCATAATATCATTTATGGTGGATTTTGGGACTTTGGTCATCTGTTCTACTTGACGTACCGTTAGATTTCTTTTGTGCATAATTTTAGATAATAAAATTTCCATAGGATTATTATCTAACTATAATTAAAATCTATGCATGTAAATGTATGGGGGGTTTTACCAATGAGGAACAAAGAGCGAATGTTTTTTGCTATGAAATGCTTTTCGCCGTTCTTGCGCTGGTTGCTGCATTTTTTCAGCGCTCCTCCGACAAACAAAGCTGTAATACAAAAGATTCTCTGATCAGTTCTATTCAATCGCAACTTGATAATTTCGATGAACTGACGGATGATGATATTCATACGATTTGCTGTACCTTGCAATGTTTACATGATAGTAACAGAAAGGATGCCAAAAATGAAAGTAGGAATGAGAAAACCCAGTGTTAAGAAAAGCATTAAGGCGCGAACAACCGGAAAAGCTAAAAGAGCCGTTAAAAAAGCTGTTATTCCCGGATATGGGAAGAAAGGATCCGGATGGATTAAAAATCCGAAAAAGGCTGCGTATAATAAAGTCTACAATAAAACAACTTTTGGTGTGAATGACATCTATAAAGGGTTATCATCTTCTGATTCGCATAATGTTTCACACACTCATGCCCACGTCAATGAGCAGATTGGATCAGTAGTTTCTATGGATCCTGAATTAGAAAAAATATTGACACCACAAGAAAAGAAGAAATACTCTTCTCTTATCCAGATTGGTTTTGTCCTTGATCAAGATCGAGAAGCAATTATAAAACCGAATGGTAAACCTGAGAAAATTAAGCTTTATAGCGTATGCAGTATTCTTTCTCTTGTTTTTGCCATTCCTTTACTTCTTTTTGGGCTAATTGGTTTTTCCTATTCTTTAGCCTTCGGAATGATTTTTATTATATTTAGTCTTCCGTTTTTTCTTATGGCTAGAAGTTATAAAACGACAGTTTCTTTACACAAAAAGATTTTCGAATTAAAAGATAAAGGTTATTTATCTGATCATTAAATAAAAACCGCTCCTGCGCCAACAGGAACGGTCGAGCGATGAAACATACGCCAATATGTTTCTCATTAAGTTCTCCGAAGAGATACCCAAATGCAAATAATATTGTATCATCTCCGGAGCAGCCACGCAAGAGAACAAAAGTTCTCAGGCTGTTATTTTTGTACCCTTTTTTTCATAAAATACAAAGGAGCTGATACATTATGTATGTAATTTATTTAAGAAAATCCAGAAAAGATTCCGACCTCGAAGCACTCGGAATTGATGTTTTGAAACGTCATGAGGAAACTCTTCTTGAACTTGCACGTGCCAGAAGCCTTCCGATCGGAGCTATTTACAGAGAAGTCGTATCCGGAGATAGCATCGATGCTAGACCGGAAATGGTCCGCCTTTTATCCGAAGTTGAATCCGGTATCTGGGAAGGTGTCCTTGTTATGGAAGTGGAACGTCTCGCCAGAGGTGACACTATTGATCAAGGACGTGTTCAGAGAGCTTTCTTCTACTCCAACACTCTGATCGTTACTCCAGGAAAGACTTATAATCCAGCGATTGAGAACGACAATGAATACTTCGAGTTCTCTCTTTTTATGTCTCGGCGTGAATATGCCACTATTAAACGTAGGATGCAGGCTGGGCGTATTCGATCTGTAAAAGACGGTTATTATGTCGGCAACATCGCTCCATACGGTTGGAGGCGTGTAAAAGCGGATGATTGCAAGCATTTTACGCTCGTACCAGACGAAAAAGAAAATCCGGTTTTGAAACTGATGTATGATTTTATGGGGAATAAAAAATACGGATTCCAGAAGACCTGTTCTGCATTAACCGGCATGGGAATCGTTTCTCGTAGTGGAAAGCCTTTTAATCCGGCTACTGTAAAAACAATCATTTCAAACCCTGTAAATATAGGAATGTTACGTTGGAATTATCGAAAATCACAAAAAGCAATTGTAAATGGAAAAATCGCAACCAGCCGTCCGAAGGCAGATGATTATATTTTAGCAAAAGGAAAACATCCTGGATGTATCTCGGAAGATCTCTATTACCGGGCGAACTCCGTAAACTCTTCCATGACCGCTCCGGTAAAACGTAGCTGTAGAATTCAGAACCCGTTCGCCGGAATTGTCCGGTGTTCTTGTTGCGGGCGTGTCATGGTGAGAAAAAAAATGTCCGCCAAACAGCCTCGTGATTATCTTATTTGCCAATATGCCGGATGCGCCACTGTAGCTATTGAACTTGACGAGCTCGAAAACGCTGTCCTGGAATGGATCCGCAACTACATAGCTGACTACAAGGTAAACAATTTTGAAAGTGCAGATGATTCCGAGCAAGAATCTCTCCGGTCCATTCTTGTGAATTTAGAAAAAGAAAAGGAGACAACTCTGAAGCAACGGGGATCCTTATTCGATTTATTAGAGCAGGGAATTTATACAAAAGAGATTTTCTTTGAGCGTTCTACTGCTCTTGAAGATAAAATAAAAGATTTTGATAAGAAAATTGAATCTGTGAATGCTGATATCGTGCGTCTCGATTTGTCGAAAAAGAACCGCTCCACATTTGTCCCTAAATGTCAGGAGCTTCTAAATGCATGGGATACTTTTGATGCTGCAGATAAAAATACAGCTTTGAAGAATGTGATTGAAAGAATAGATTTTACAAAAACAGAAAAAAACGCCCGTGGCCAACGGCATTCTTCTTTTTCTATAGACGTTTTTCCGCGTATTTCTCGCTGA